GCCGGCAGACTCCGCGATCGGATTACGGTGCAGGTCGCCAGTGGTGCCACCAACACGCTCGGCGAGACGGTGCTGTCATGGAGCGACTCCTCTGCCGTCTGGGCAAGCGTGGAGGGCGTCACGGCGCGAGAGTCGCTCGGGCTCGGGCAGCAAGAGATTTCCGTAACGCATCGTGTGAAGATGCGATATCTGCCGGGGCTGACGCAGAATATGCGGTTCTCCTGGCGGAACCGCACGCTTGAGATCGTCAGCCTGCTCGAGCGTGGCAACCGCAGCGAGCACGAGATCATCTGCCAGGAGACGATCCCCTAATGGCGAGCGTATTTGCCGGCGGCAATCAGTCGCCGCTTATGAAGTTGGCACTAGGGCGAGGCAAGAAGGCGAAAGCCCTGTTTGCACTGGAGCCGCTCGCTGACATCGTGGCTGAGCTCAAGAAGCTGCCCCGCGACATCAGCACGAAGTACCAACTGCGGGCGCTTCGCAAGGCCGCCAAGCCAGGACAGGAAGCCCTGCAAAAAAACGTGGCGGCCCTTGGCGAGATCACGGGGAATCTGCTGGCGAGCGTCAGCAAGGTCGAGCGGAAATACACAAACAACAAGGCCAAGCTGCCGGTCGCCGTAGTGGTTGTCGGGTTCCGGCGTCCGGTGAACAGCAAGAGCCAGAAGGGCGCTACGCCAGCCTTCATCGGCGGCAGCGTGCTAAAGGGGCCGAATAGGGCATACCACTCGCATCTGGTCGAGTATGGCACTGCCCCGCGAACGGCAGGAAAGTCGAAGCGTGTCAGCCGCCGCAGGGTAGTCCTGGGCGGTCGCATTCGCACGCTCACTGAACGCAGGAAGGAGCCGGCGTCTGGGCGGGGGATCCTGTCGTCGTTCAACAGCCGCGGCCCGTTCTTCCGGCCCGGCGTCCGCCGCTACCCAGTGGACTTCATCGCCACCGGCCAGGTGCGCGGCAGCCCGGCTCGCAAGCCGCTGACACGGGCTTTCCAGTCAACGCGGGGCCAGATGCAAAGCATCTTGGACGTTGAGATGCGGAAGTCGCTGTCGGCGGCGATCCGCGCGACCCAGAAGAAATACGGAGACTTCGGCCTATGAAATCCCCAGAGGCCGTCCTTCGAGCCGCCCTCGTTGGCAGCACGTCTGTCACTACGCTAGTTGGGCTGCGCATCTACCCCGTGCTTGCCCCGGCGTCGGCCACCCTGCCTTTCGTGACGTGGAGGCGCACGGGGATTCAACGGGAGCAGACCCTTGGGAACCCGATGGGGATGCCCCGCGTGACCGTCGAATTTCAGGCGTACGGCGTCACGTACGACCAGACGCGGGAGGTGGCCGATGCCTTGCGTCGCGTTCTGGATGGGTACGGGGGGCAGGCTGATAATACGGTTGTGGATCAGGTATCGCTCGAAAACGAGAGCGACGACTTCGTTTCACTCGGCGGTGCAGAAATGCCGCCGGCGTATCAGGTCACGCAAAGCTACGACATCCGCTGGCAGGAGAGTTGACGCATGGCAGCGACCCCGCATTCTGGCCTTGGCACGACGTTCTCTTTCGGTGGCACTGTTTTCACGGTCACCAGCATCACCTACACCATCGGGTCAACTGGTGGCGGCGCCGACAACATTGACATCTCGCACCTCGGCCTGACCACCGGGGCCAGCGTTCTCTCGATCGCCCGGCCGCTTGTCGGCACGCAGGGCGGGGACACCGGCAAGAGCGTATCGATCGAGTACATCGGCACCAATGTCATCGCACAGAACACGACCGGCACGCTGGCGATTACCGGCGGGATCTCCGTCTCTGCTACGGCAACGTGCAATTCGTCTGCGGTGACGCTGACCGTCAACGACGCCATTCGGGGCTCGGCCGAGTTCCAGCTGGCTTGAGCTACGGAGGCGTCCGTGGCGAGTTACAGCACAGGCATCACGGCGACCTTTGCCAGTACGACGTTTGCCGAGGTCACGGGCCTGTCGTGGCAGTATGGAGGCGGCCCGGCCAAAGGTCGTGCGTCCGCATGGACAGACGAAGTTGGAAGCCTTTCGCTGACCTGCCTCGGCATCGCAGGCGTTGCTACTGGTAACTACGGCGTCCTCGGCACGCTCACGGTTGCCGGCGGCGGCGCCACCTTGACGACTCAGGCAGTCTATGAAGGACTGACCGTCGCGCCCGAGTTGAACGGCGTGACCCGTTACACCGTGACGTTCAGATTTCTTGACGGGTGAAACCATGCCAGCGCTAACGCGAGATCAGATTGAGCAAGCCAGCGACGCCAAGATCATCAGAGTGCCTGCCTGGGGCGGTGAGGTGTGCGTTCGGCTGATGACCGTCGGCGACCGAGACAGTTACGAGGTCAAGCTGCTCGAGGCCCAGTCGAAGTCCGTGCCGGTCATTCCAGACTTTCGTTCTGAGTTGCTCGCTCGCTGCCTGTGTGATGACAAGGGCACGCTGCTGTTTCCTGGTGACGAAGGCGTGGCGGCTTTGAAGCGCAAGAGCGTTGACCAGATCCATGGACTGTGGAAGGCGGCCCTGAAGCACAACGCGCTGACAGAGGAGGAAATCCAAAAACTGGCGGGGGAATGAACGCCAGGCCGAGTTTGCGTTTCAAGCTCGACCTGGCTTCGCACCTCAAGAAAACGGTGGCAGAGATCGACGCGATGGACTCGCGAGAGTTCTCGCAGTGGATCGCCTACAGCCGCTGGTTTCGTCCGCTCGACAATCCTTGGCTGCAGACCGGAATGCTGGCAAGTTCGGTGCTGGCCCCGTACTGCAAAAACAAAGTCCCCGAGGCTCAAGACTTCGTGCCGGTGGAACGCAAGGCACCGCAGCACCCAACGCAGATTGCAGAAACGCTCAGGCAGTTAGCGGCCGACCTTGGCCAGAAGTGAAGTATGGCAACGCTTGGCATTGGATTTCAGTTATCGGCATCTGCCGTGGGCATGGCCCAGGGTATCAACGCCGGCGTCGTGGAATTGCAGAAGCTGGGCTACGCCGCAAAGCAAACGGCCCGCGATGTCTCCACACTCAAGACGCTGGAGATTTCCAAAGCGTTCATCAGCGGCATATCGTCGATTGCCAACACGTTTCAAGCGTTCACGAGCGGGGCACTAAACGCCATCGACAACACGCGGCAGCTGGCTGCCAGCCTCGGGGTGTCGTACCAAGAACTGCGGACGTTGCAGGTGGCGGCCGATTTGTCTGGTGCGTCCACGGAGGAGTTGGCCAAGGCGTTCACCAGGGCGCAGGTGACGATCACGAACGCTGCCGGTGGCAGCAAGGAAGCCGCCAAGGCTCTTTCCACTCTCGGCCTGTCGGCTGATGGATTGGCAACGCAGACCAGCACGCAGCAGTTTCAGACGATCGCTTCGGCGATTAACTCCATCGAGAACCCGGCTCAACGGGCGGCGACAGCGGTGGCCGTTTTCGGCAAGGCCGGCGCGCAGTTGCTGCCAACGTTCCGTGAGTTGCCTGAGAATCTGAAGACGGCACAGACGTTCCTTGGCGGCTTCCGCGATGGTGTCGCAGGGCTCGACCCTGAGAAGATCGACGCAATCGGAGACTCGTTTGGCTTGGCTGGCCAGGCGATGCAGGAGCTTGCGGGCCGCATCTTGACGCAGTTGCAGCCCGCGCTGACGCAAGGCGCTGACAACTTCATCAAGTTCGTACAGAGCATCAACGTGCCAGAGGCGGCGCGGACCCTTGCCGTGCTGCTCGAGGACGTTGGCAACGCCTTGGCGTTCGTCGGTCGCGTGGCTGTTCCGCTGGCCCAGAACCTGCTGCCTGCCATTGGGGGCTATCTAGCCTTCATCAACCGGCAGGCAATCGGCGGTGCAATCACTGGGCTTGCGGTAGCGTTCTCGGCATCGGCTCGCGCGGCGCTGGGCTACAGCGTGGCCACCGGGGCGGCGGCGGTGGCGACCGTCGGGCTCGGCGTGGCGATCCGCGGCCTTCTTGCGTCCACGGGCATTGGGCTGCTGGTCGTCGGCTTGGGCCTCGCTGGAGGCGCATTGCTTGAATGGTCGCTTGCAGGCAAGGACGCCGGAACGAGCACCGAGGTTGCGATTGCTGACGCTGAGTCTGCAATGAAGCGGTTTCGCCAAGAAACCGACTTGGCTGGCGTCGCGGCCTTCAATCTTGGGGAGGACGTGAAGAAGGCACTCAAGGTGCCTGAGCAAGTCAGTATCAACGAGTTCGCCCAAGGCTCACTTGAGGAAGCCAGGGGGGCAATCGTCGCTCTGGCCAAGGAGTTGGGCGGGCTTGATAAGGTGCCCGCCACCGTGCTCAAGCAGTTTGAGGGCATTCGCCAGTACGCCGGCGCGATCACTGATGATGTGCTCGACCAAAAGGGGGCGTTGCGGTTTGTCGATCAGGACTCGCGGGCGTTGATTGCCACAGTGAAGCAGTTGACAGAGGCAGAGAAGGCGAGGGCCGACGCAACCAAGTCGTCTGCCGACTCAGCGCGCAAGGCCGCAGAAGAGTCTCGCAAGCGAGTCACTGAGCTTTCGACGCAGGGGCTGACCGCGGCCGAGTCTTCCCGTGTCCAACTGAACCGTGATTTGCTCGACATCGCGAACGAGCAGCGGGCCGCTCAGGAGGCGTACAACGCAGCCTTGAGGCAGGGCGATGCAGCAGCGATTTCCGCTGCCGAGGAACGACTGCGGCTCACTCAGGCAGCGACGGCCGAGGCTAAGAAACAAGACCGCCAGCGGCAAATTGACGCCCTCGGGATCGACGACAAACTCCTCAAGCCGACTGCACGCCTGGCGGATCAGTTCAACGCAGTGCGCAAGGCTTACGACCAAAAGCTCATCAACGGCGGCGAGGCGGCTCAGGCTCTCCGCAACCTTGCTGCAGAGGGCATACAGATTCGCCAAGAGATCGCGGCCGAACTTTCCCGGCCCGCCCAGCAGGCATTGCAGATCGCCGACATTCGCACGCAGGAGGGCATTGGCCAGCTTCTGTCGCTGGCTACTGGCCGAGAAGATCCTGCCATTGAGAATCGCCGGCAGCAGTTGGCGAAGCTCGAAGAAATCCGCAAGGCCCTGGTGGCGATTGGCGCCGAGCCTGTAGACATTTTGGGGGCCGGGTAATGGCGGTACTCAGCCTGCGCGAAGTTTTGCCGCGGACGTTTTCGCACAAGTTCGGCGAGGCACCGTCCGCCGAAATAAAGTACGTACTGACGGTGGACGCCCCAACGCCCACGCAGGACTGCATCGGAGCCGTCGGCATTGCGCACGGCGCGGCGCACCCAGAGTTCGATTACCTGCGAATGCTGGATGCGACGGTCACCGAGACCGACCGGCACCACGTCGAGATCAGCTACAGGTTCTCAGTCTCCAAGCAGGAAGACGCAGAACCGAATCCGTTGGCCAGGCCCGACGTGTGGAGTTTCTCAACCGGCGGGGCTCAGGTGCCGGCACTGACCTACTACCACGGGGCGGGCAACGCAGATATTCGCCCGCTGCAGAATACGGCTGGCGAGTACATCGAGGGGCTGACGACGCTTGAGGCCGAGGTCCGCGCGACAATCGCAGGAAACCGTGAGCAGTTCCCTCTGGCCACTGCTGCCGCCGTGACGAATTGCGTCAACAGTTCGCCGTACTTGGGCGGTGCCGCCTATACCTGGCAGTGCGGTGGCATTAGCGGATCGCAGGAAACAGAGGTAGTCGATGGCGAGGAAGTCCGCTACTGGAAGATCACGGTAGAGCTGATCTACCGCCGCTCAACGTGGAACCTGCTCGTACCTAACGTCGGCTGGAACTTCCTTGAGGCTGGCGTCCTCAAGCGGGCGTGGGTCAAAGACCCTGACGATCCCAACCTGAAGATCGCCAGCGGCGCGCCTCGGGCATTGGAGGCCAATGGCGCGATGAAAGCTGACGGCCAGGCTCCCGACATCCTCGGCGGCGGATCTGGGCTGCGAGTGTTTCCGGCCGTGGAGTTTCAGCCGTATTTCGGGACGCCACCTTTCTAGGGAGTTGATCCATGCCAGACGTGAGTTATTCGATCACGGGCCGCGTTGCCAAAGGATCGCTTTCGCAATCCTTTTCCGCTTCTGGAATCACTGCGGACATGAGCACTGCGGGCATGCTGTCCGTGACTCTCAATCTGGGCACAAGCGCCACGCAGGTTTCGACGGCAACGCTGGGCTCGCTCGGGCTGGCGTTCGTCCGGTCGCTGGCAACCGCTGGCACGCACACGGTTTCGTTTGGCCGATTTAGCGGCGGCACGCTGTACGAGACGGTGCGACTCAAGGCAGGGGAGGCGGCTGTGTTGAGGCTGGCGAGCGGAGACTATGCAGCCAGTGCGGCCGTGTCTGGTACTCGGCTTGTGCTGACGGTCTACGAGGACTGACATGCCCAACCGACCAGACGGCAAGCCGGCCGGCGTTGAGAAGGTGACGTTTACCCGTCCTGCCGCGGAGCGAATTGCCAAGGCAGTACGCGCGGTGGAGCAGGGCGACAGAGGCTCGCAGTCGCTGACGTTTCGTCGGCTCGGCGGTGCTCTAGTTGGTCGTCACTTCCGTATCGCAACATTCACCGGTGCCTGGTCCAAGAACTCCAGCAAGACAGTTACGTTCAAGTACGGCACGACGGCCACGGCCACGGCCCTGAATCTGTTTGCAAACATTACTGCGCCCGCAACAACGGCTCACTGTGCAGTACACGCCGAAGGCACGGCCTGGTTCCTGATCGCCGCGGAGTGTGACTAATGCTCCTACCATGTAGCGCCTGCTGCGGCACGCCATGCACCTGCCAGACGTGCGACGCTTGCTGTTCGTGCGCTCCGTGGGACTGGGCATTTGACGC